TCTTTCGCACATCCGCCTCTGACATGCTGCCGGATTCTACCTCTGAAAGAATATTATGGCCAAAAGCCGGGTTGATTCGCCCCTGATGCGAAATGTCGTATCGCAACTGCGCCCGTTCTTCGGGGGATGCAGATCCGGCTCTAGCTATGCGATCCACAATTGGAGAGGGATCAGATTGGGCCATCAGCTGTCCGACACCCTCTGCGGCAATACCTGATTCTGAAACCACAGCACCCGGAGCCGCCTTAAAAAATTCGAGCACGTTTCCCGACACGTTACCGCGTGAAAATTGCTCCCACCATGAAAGTGCCCTCAGATCATCTTTTGCGAGATACGCATTTTCAGGGGTTTCAACCCATGTGCACAGTAGCGGATTCTGCTGTAGAATTGACTCGTTTTGCTGCTGGGACAGCTCCTGAATCTTAAGATTTCGCTGTAACTCGACAACGGAACGGGGTGGCGCCAATATGTCAGGTATTTTACGTCCTGGGGCGTGCATGTAATCAAGACCGCCTTGAAGCTGTGCGAGCCGAAAGGCTATATAGCGCACAGAGGGGTCGGGCTCTTCACGCCCTCGTTGTCGATATTCTTCTGGGGACATGGGTATCTCGCTTGAAAAAGATGTTTTTTGCAGCACTCTGCGCGGCGGTAGTGACAAAGCTGATCACAGCGCCGCTTGATTGGGATCCGTCTAGATTTTCCCAGAGCCCAGGGCGGTTTCTAGGAGAATGGTTTGGAGCCACGCTCGCCACATTCGCAGTTGGCGCAATCGTTGGTACGATCGTCTATTTCATCCGACACCGTTCAAATAATCCGTGGAAAGGCGCTCTCGCAGCGGTGATCGCCTGCGTGCTTTTCCAAGCATTCGTTGTCGTGGGAAAGATCAACTAGTTTGTGCTTCTTGAGCTGACTTAGCGGGAGTACTCGGTTATCTCACCTCGGCTCTTGAGCATGAAGATGACGCACGGTTTAGCCAGAGATTATCACCAATCCTGCGCTGAGTGTGACGAGCGCTCTCGCTACGACGCGAAACCAGGAAACAGTCTCCAAAGGCCGCGAGACACAGAGGGCGGAAAGATTCAATCGGTGCCAATTTCTTCAATTGCTTCATCCCGATATTGCTTGTCGATCTCGCCTGGAGTTGGCGCTCTCCCGTACTTTCTCATAAGAGCCTTGTAGATGCGCTTTCGATCCTCGATGCCTATTCTTTCGTATTTAGCAACCACCCTGACCTCAGATCCTTCTGGCCGTAAATCATTATCGAACATGAAGCCCTTACCCACTTGGTCCTCATCATCGTCGATCAATTTCATGGGGGAGAGCCAAGATCTCTTCTCGACATAGGTCACTTCCATGGTGAGCATGTTGATCATCGTTTGTCTCTCGGCAAAGGTCGGGTATTCACCCTTTCGCTTCACCCATTGATCGATTTCATGCTGGAACCTCGCATTAAAGCGGACGATCTTGCTCGCGTCTCTTATTCCCGCAGCTTTTAGCGTTAGACTCGCTTCTGAAAACGCCTGCTTATAAAAGGTGCCATCGCGTTCATCGGTTATCTCCCGGTTAAGCACCGACATCTGCTTGTCGTGCAAATTCTTCCAGTGCTCACGGGAAAGATTGTTGACGATCTCCGGCACCGTCAGATCCACCTTTAGGAATTGATGCGGCTCGACGGCGCTTTTCATTGAAAGTTCATAGTAGAGATCGAGCTTGGACTTAGCCTCAAGGCTCTTCGCCTCCAGTTCCTTGGCGGCATTGACCGTGTCAGGACCGGCTGCAATCTGGACGTCCAGCGCTACGTCTGAAACCGGCCTCCCATTCATAACAGCCTGAAGAACCTCCATCTTTGCCGATCTGGATTTCTCGATCTCTGCGTTCGAAATCACATTTACTTCATTAGAAAAATGCCTTTTCGTGGATGCTCTGACCTCTTCATCTGCAATTTGATTGATGCGTTTCACTGCCTCTTCCTCGGGCAGCATGTCGCTCCGCGCTGCAACCCCGTCCCGCGCCGCAACAAGAGTGCTGCCACCACGTCCGAACGCCTCCGGCGCGGTGGAGGATGGATCGGTCTCATAAGGAAACCGCAGACCATATTGCTCGGCATTGTCGTGAAGCCAGTCGAGAACCTGAGCCGGAGCCTGATCCAGCGGCCGCCCCTCATAGGTCAACTGGATGCTGCGCCCACTTGAAACGGAAGACGCTGAGGCAGCAGAGGCGCGTGATGTCGGGTCTACAAAGCTCACCCCCAATCCCTTGCGAATGTCCTCTGGCGCATCCTCGATTAAGGCCTTGGTGTTTTCGGCAAGGGCATTGTCAAGCGGAAGCGCGTCACCGGGTCGATCGGGCTTTGCCGAGATTGAAACGAGAAATGCTTTCGCCCGCGTTGGTCCGCCGCGTTGCGGTTCTTCCTCCGCCGCACCGTTCACGCCACTTGCGGATGCCTGGCCGGGCTCAGCTTTCGCGTCCCCAACCCCGTCAGGGTTGCTGCTATTCCTGTCCGTTCCGACAACCGTATCCTTGCCGGCAACAGAGGTTGGATTCTGACCAGCATTGGCACCGCCTCGCGGGCCTACATCATTACCAGAACCAGTCCCAGCCTTTCCGGGCGAAGCCTTATCAACTGCGCCCGTCACAACATCATCAGTCGCACCGGCAGAGGTCCGTTTCTCGGAAACAATCTCCAAGGCAATCTGTTTGCCCTTCTCATCGATTGCCAAGGGCCTGATCTTGTTCTCCAGGTCCGCCCGCGCCTTCGGGTCCAGCTGGGCACTGTTGGCCTTCAGATACTCCATCGCCGCGGTTGCCCCACCAGGCTTTCCGGCCATCGTCATGGCTACCCCGGTGTGAAGCCCCGTTATGAAGTCCATGGCCTTGGCCACGATCACCTCCGGCGTCCAGCCGTTCAGCTTACCGAGATTGTGGATTTCGGTGACGCCGGACGCCACTGCGGAAGTGATCTGCTCGGGCTTGTTGTACCCAGCGATCGCCTGGTCCTTGGCAAGAGAAAGCCTGCCTTCAGCGGCCTTGCCCACCCACTCCTTCTGCCCCTGCGCCTTGTGCTTGATGGCGGCTTCCAGACTGGTTGTCACCACAGGAGCGACCATCGCCTCATATCGTCCCGCCGCCAGCGGGTCTTTCGGCTCAAAGGTCTTTTGAAGCTTGGCAAGCGCGTCTTCATAGCCGGGATAGCCTTCGACAGCGCCTTGGCCGCTGGTGTTGAGATAGCCGTTTTCGCCGTGTTCCAACGCAAGCTTTGCACGCTCGAAGGCGGTCTTGCTGTCCTTGGCGGTGGTGTCGGCCTGAAGGTCGCGCAGCTTGCTGGCAAACTCTGCCATCTTGCCGAGCCCTTCGCCAAGAGACTGCATGCCCTTGCCCACCTGCGCACCAAAATCATTCTCCGTCGCCTTCACCGTCAGTGGCTGCTGGAGGATAGGCCGCGGGACAACGCTGCCCTGATAAACAGGCACGGCAGCCTGGCGAAAATATTGTTTGACCGGAACCTCAGCCATGGCTCACTCCATAAAAAAGGCGCCCGAAGAACGCCTGGCAACATCTAATCTCGTGATTTTGTCAGAGCAGGTCGCAGCCAATAGCCGAGCCATCACCCGCAGCAGGTCTGCGCATTCTCACCTGTGAGAACACACGCATGCCTGGAAGAAACGACTCGACAGCCCTTCCAACTCCTGCGCAAATATCCAGGTCTCAAACCAATACCGCACCCGAACAGCAGGCCCGCGCATGAAACTGGCAACCGCCGCCCTTCTTCTGGCCTGCATGCCTTTTGTAGCTTCAGCAGAGGACGCGCCCTCGGACGCACCTGTTCCTTGGGGCGAATTCGCAGGCTGGCGGGTTTTCATGGACCCTAGCGTTGGCAACGCCTGTTACGTAGCGCATATCTACAATGCGGGCGTCTTCATAAGACTGGGACGCTTCCACAATGAGACAGGCTCCGGAATTTATCTTTCGTTCAACAATCCCAAGTGGAAGTCGTTGGAGGACGAGAAGGAATACCCGGTCAGCGTCCAGTTCGGCAATCACGAACTTTGGGATGCAAAAGCGTCGGCATTGGTGAAGGATAATGATGTCACACGCGCACTTACGATCTCCACGGGTGATGAGAGTTTCCTTGAAGAGTTCAAGACGAGCGACACCACAAAGCTTTTCTATGAAGGCAAAGAGATCGCCAATCTCTCGCTAGACGGTGCTCCCAAGGCCGTGAGCGAGATGAACGCCTGCCAGAAGAAGACCGACGAAGTTTTGAATAAGCTGAAATCGAAGGCTGAAGACATCGATCCTTTCGCAAAAGACCCGTCCGTCAAAGCATCGGATGATCCTTTTAAGCTGTAACACCAGCTTTCGATGTCGCCCCGACGGGGGCGAGCATTTCCTCAACCAAAGCTCCAAGGTACCGATGCACTCAAATCTGGCCAGAAAAACCTTAAGCATCGCAGCCAGATCCGTGGCAGCACTGCTTGTTTGCCTCTCTCTCGCCGGCCCTGCATGGGCCGCCTCTTCCGGCGAAAACGATACCCCTGCACGAAGATTGAAGGGTTGGAACATCGGTGAATGGAGGGAGACCGGCGGTTGCTATTTTGAGGCACCCTTTGAAGGAGCATTGTTTTTGCGCGTGGTAACCTACGTTCAGGCGGAGCAGTCGGGATACATGTTTACGATCCACAGTAAAAACTGGACGTCAATCGAGAACCGTCAACACTATCCGATCATCGTCCAGCTCGGCGATCACAATCCTTGGGAATTCAATGCAATAGCGAGCGTGGCCAAACCGATCTATATGCTCGGCTCTCTGACCCGCAGCGAGAAATTTATGGATCAGCTCAAGAACAGCGACGTTCTTCGCATTTCTTACAACAACAAGATCGTTGCAAGGCTTGAACTGAAAGGCGTCTCGGGTGCCATGGCGGACGTACTCGAGTGCCAGAAATACATGCAGCCGTCGCTACCAAAGAGCAGCCAGTGATGTTTGAACCGCGATGGCTGCAAGCGCCAATTCTACTCCGAGCCCTGCAAATGGCAACAATCGCCGCCCTTGCCTTCCAACCCGTCAAGGCGCGGGCGGAAGCAACCCTTTGGGGATTCGTCGGTCATTGGTCCGTTTACACTGACGCAGTCGACACCCTTGGATGCTACGCCGAACGGACCTATAGGGATGCTACATTCCTGACCGTCGGCCTCTCCCGTCAGGCAGGAGATCACTACGTCTACCTCACTTTGGCGAACGCGAAATGGACGTTTCTCAAAGACGACAAGGCCAACACGCTGCGCCTTAAGTTCGGTTCCAGTCCAACAATAAAGTTGAGCGCAAAGACGATCGTCGCAGGAGGTGTTCCGCAGATTTTGGCGATTATCGATAGGCTCGATTTTCTCGACGAATTCCAGAAGCACGACACTTTGCGCATCAATCTGGACGGCTCGGATGTTGCAACGCTCAAGCTTGATCGCGCCACGGATGCGTTTTCCGAAGTGCGAGACTGCCAGACGATGATGACGGAAGGCACCAAAAGATCGTTGGAAGCGGGTAGCGATCCTTTCGCCAAAACGCCATCGGCCGAGCCACAAGATGATCCCTTCGCCAAGCCCACATCCAAGACTCCCCCGGACGATCCTTTCGCCAAGCCGCCTGCATCAAGCGCATCTGACGACCCTTTCGCCAAAAAGCCATGAAGCAGTAACCAGCTGACGCGACGCTGATACTCGCGCAATCTGGCTGACACCCTCAGCCCGGAAGTTTTGAGCTGACGGGTGAGATCATCTGCGCAACCTATCGGACGCAAGACGCTTCCAAGGCAAAACCACTCGACAGGCATTTCGACTCATGCACAAATGCGCAAGTCTCACCACCTTGCCGATAGCCAACATAAAGCAGGCCCTCGCATGAAACAGGCAATCGCCACCCTCCTCCTCCTGGCCTGCATGCCTTTCGCCGCCGCCGCGCAGGACGCATCGAAGGTAAAAGACCCGATCCTTTGGGGCGAATTTGGCACCTGGACGGTTCAGATGGAACCGGACCTTGGTCATGCTTGTGTCGTCGCATCCGAGTTTGACACCGGTCATGTTCTGGTTTTTGGGCGCTATTTCAAACCGGGTAAGCCCGGATTTTTCATTTCCTTTCAGAACGAGAAATGGAAGTCATTGGTGCATAAAAAAGTGTACTCCGTCAGTGTCGGCTTTGATGAGAAAGAAACCTGGGACACAGAGAGCGGAGCCTACGTCCAGGGATCCACCCGTAGACTTGCGATGAAAACAGTCGCGCGCGCTTTTTTTGATGAGTTCAAGTCCAGCAAGACCGTCAAGATGTTTTACGAGGGCAAGGAGATCGCTCGACTTTCCCTGAGCGGCGTCGAAAAGGCTGTAGAACAAATGGACGCCTGTCAGAAGACGACTGACGAACTCTTGAAAACCTCAAGAACAGAGTCCGACACATCCGATCCCTCCGCCAGGAAACCGTCTTCACAAGATCCCTTTGAACCGTGATCAAGATAGCAGTAGCCTCCACGTGCAGTCGATGAACGCAATGGTCAAACAGAGCTCTCACAACCACATCCGGCAAAACAACCATCCAGCATGATCAGGCGAAAGACATGGACAGGCTCCTGAAACGCACCCTCCTCGCCGCATGCCTTCTCTATGTGCCATTCAGCCCCAATGCCGCTCCTGTTGAATGGGGAACCTTTGGTAACTGGTCGGTGGCCGTGGAGCCCGATCGGAATTTTGGCTGCTATGTGGCGCTTCGCTCCAAGGGCGATACGATCCTGCATTTCGGCATGGATCTCGCAACGGAATTTCCAAGATTCTATCTTCTGTTGAGGAACGAGAAGTGGAAATCACTGGAAGACGAGAAGGTCTACCCGCTGCTCTTCACCTTCGATTCAAAGGCACCTTTGGAGGTGGACGCCATCGCATCGGTGAGCGAGACATTGCAAGACCTGAGCATCGGGAAGATGGGCGGCAAATTCATGCTGGAGGCTCAAAAAAGCACTCAGTTGCGCGTGACCTATGCTGAGAAGGACGTCGCAAACTTTCATCTCGAGGGAGCAACCCAGGCGATTTACGAAATGCGCGCCTGCCAGGACGAGACTGAAAAAATGCTCCACAAAAGCGCCGAAGATGCAAAGCCGCAAGACCCCTTCGCCAAGACGCCTTGACGGCTGAAGGGCTTCGAAAAGCCCCTGCCAACCGCTGAACCGTCATGATGTCCCCGATTTCGGTTTAAACAATGGACTATCGCCAAACGTCTTGCTCGCTCCGGTCAGCAGCGTGCCAATCGCTTTCAGGTTGCCGCCCTTGCGGGTGTTCTTGGCATTCGCCCGCGCCAGGCTCGCCTCCGCCCGGCCATTGGCCGCCGCCACGTCGAAGTCATAGGCCTCGTTTGCGGCGTTGCGGCGAATGGTCAGCGCGTCGATCTCGCCAAGCGTTGCAGTATCGACCAACAGATCAAGCGGAGAGCCGAAGGTCAGGTCCACGCCATTGGCGGCCATGGCTGCCCTTTGCTGGCCGGTAATCTGCGCGGTCTCCTGGCGCTTCTTCTGCTCTTCCAGCTTGCCACGGTCCAGTGCATCACGCGCCCGCCTTTCGGAAAGCCGCACATTCATGTCGGTGACTTTCGCGTTATATTCGGATGCGGCGGCACTTGCCTCCGCCTCCTGTTTTGCGCCGGCCGCACCAATCACGGTCGAGGCGGCGCCAAGGATCAGACCAAAATCACACATGCCTCAAGCCTTCATCTCAAAAATACGAAAAGGGCGCTGCTCATAGCCAAAAGGCTGCGGGTCGGAAAGCGTGAAGCCCAGCCATTGCAGCCACCGTTTGGAAACCACATTCCGGTCATCGACGACATTCTGCAGCAGCGTGTAGCGCTGCCGCATCTCGGCCACCCAATGGAGAGAGCCACGCAGAAAGTCGCGCGCATGCCGCTCCAGCGCATCGGTCCCCAGCAGCCACGGCGCACCGATCCGGGTCAGAATATTCGTCGTGCCGCAGCCGAACATCAGCTCCGGCACATCGTCGAACAACACGGTATGGGCAAAGTCGGACCGCTCCAGCGAATGCAAAAGCGCAGAGGCCGGTCCGCGTCCCACGGCGGCGAACACCTCCTCGCGGTCGGCCTCACGCATCCGCGGCGCAATCACATCCACATGGTCGGTGCTCGCCTCGATCACCCGAACCGTCACGCTGCCACTCTGAGATCCGGCATGATGGCCAGAACCGTCATCGGCAGCGGATCGAACTGCTTGATGATCATCGTCCCGCCCTTCGTCCAGTCTGCCGTCGGCGTCAGTTCCACATCGCCGGTCGCAAGACGGATCGCCTCGCTCCAGTTCTCGAACTCACGCTGCTTCAGCTCCACCAGCGCATCCTCGGCAGGCCCGGCCCAGATGCCGCGGGTCTTTTCCACTCGCAGCGTGATATTGGCGATCGCCTTGTTCCTCGCCTGCACCGTGCCGAGCTCACCCACATTGCCAAGATCGACATCAAGCGTCCTCAGCTCCGCCTCGTAAGGCAGGCCCACATGCACTTTTGAGGCGGCAATCGGCAACGTCACCGTGCCATTCGTCACCACCAGATCGCGCACCACATTGCCATCCGCCAGCGCCACCAGTACCTTGCCCTCCAGGTGGTGAAGTCCGCGCATCGTCTTCGTCGGCGCGCCCTCATAGGAAAGCCCGCTATCGACGAAGAACGCATCTTCGGACACCGCAAAGAGGCGCGAATGCATGCGCTCGATATAACGCTGCGACTTGCCATCCACCGTGCGGCGAATGACGAAATAGACCGCGTCCTCGTCGCCCTCGGCCACCACATTCACCGCCTCGAACTGACCGTCCGTCTCATGCCGCGTCCAGGCCCATACCTCATGCTCGCGCATATAGGTCAGGCTCACGCATTGGCCATTGTCCAGCACCACCCAGACGATCGAATAGGGCGATTGGGCAAAAGCCCAGGACACAACCTGCCGGCCTTCAAACAGATGGCGCGACATGATCGTCAGATCCTGGCCAGTAAAATTGTCGTTGGAAAATTCATAGGAATAGTCGCGAATAACCCCGCCCCGCGCCAGCGCAAACAGCATCACGTCGCCGACCGCAATCGGCTGCAACCAGGATGAGCCACGGTTGCTCTGCTTCTTCACCACCATATTGGTCGGCGTCATGATCTCTTCACCGCTGCCGGCCACGTTGAACTCGTTCGCGGTGGTGAAGACCGCCATGCCGCGAGACTCGCTGATCGCGCGAATCTGGTTCTTCTCCTTGGAACGAATGCGCAAGGTGATGGCGTCGCTTGCCTTCACCGGCGAGGCCGCGCCGAAATTCTCATAATTGGCGGATTGCCCGAGCCAAAGCCCCGCCGGCACATTCGCCGTGCCGCCCATGGCCAGCCGCTGCTCGTAGAAATTCACGCAGGCCGGATAATTGCCGGCACTGTCGAACGGGTTGTATCCCTCCTGCGGGCCGCTCGCCAGATCTGGCGTGATGTTCTCATCGGTAAAGCTCGTCGTCTCGGTCTTGCCCACATAGCCGTAGCGGCCATTATCCAGCCGGTAGACCACATAGCTTCCTGCCCCAGGCGTCGCTGTCCAGAACAGCGCATTGCGGTTGCCGCGATAGACCATGTCATTGCGCAGCGTCGCAGGCTCGGAAGGCAGGCTTTCTTCTCCCGTCTCATCGGAGATGGCCGCCACCACATATTTCATTTCCTTGCCATAGACGATCGCACCCGTCACGCCCGTCGGCACCGGCGGCGCGCCCGTTGCGGAGGCTGAGGGGATGGCCGTTCCATCCCCCTGATACTGCGTTTGGTCGATCTCGATTTCCGCAAGCGGCGTCTCCGCCAGAATGCCGGTATTCGCGTCAGAGCGGTAGATGCGATAGAGGGCAGCGCCGGTAGAGGCGTTCCAGGTCAGCCGTACCCGGCGCCCGTCCTCATTCTCATATTGAACCCCGACGGTGACGCCGGCAGACGCCGCACTCTCCGCGCCCGATGCGCTGACTGCCGACACGCGGTAGCCAATATTGGCAACCGAGCCGGTCTTGCGCTTGAAGTACACGGTCCCCTTCACCCCCGTTGGCTTGGCAATCTGCGGCACAAAGGTCAGCGGCGAAAACAGCCAGTTGGCATCGCCAAGCCGTGAAAGCTTCATCGGCGGATGTGCCTGATGCGTCAGGTACATCACATCGTTCTCCTGGGCAAAAACCACGCGCCGCAACTCGTCCGCCGTATAGGGCGAGGCAATCTCGTAGACGCGCCGCGCGGTGCCGCCACCCGCATAGGCCGGCATGCCAAGCGTGGAGAGAGCCACACCCAGCAGGTCTTCCAGCTGATACGTATTGGTCGTCACATTGCGGATAATGAAATTGCGATTGTTCAGCGCGCTCATGCCGGCAACGCCGGACAGGAACACCTCGTCTCCATTCGCAAAGCCATGCGCTGCGGACGTCACCACGCCATTTGCGGCAATGGAAATACCGGTGATCGCCTTTGCCGTCTCCAGCACCGGGCTCCCGGCGCGATAGACGCGCATCTTCAGGTGGGAGAACTCCAGATTGTAGGTCTGGTCCGTCTCCGCATCGAAGATGAAGGGGAGCAGAATGGCAAAGCCGGAGCCTCGCGTCCGGCCAACGAATTCCAGCCCGCTGCGGTTGGAGGCCCCGCCATGCGGATGAATGAAAATGTTCTTCGCCACCTTCAGCCCGGACCGGTATTTTTCCACATCGACCCGGGCCCACAGCGCCGGGCTCAACTCGCCGGAGGTAAAGGCCGGCTGCATCACGCGCAAAATCGCCATCGCCTCAACCCCGTGCCGTCATCAGCGTGGAACTGTCGGTCCAGCTGGATCGATTTTCATCTGCATCCGCCTCCTTCGCCGCCTCGAAAGACGAGGCCGCGATCTGGTAGGCATCCTTGCGGGTGGACTGGTCGGATGTCAGCGGAATGGCGATCTTGGCCGAAAGCGCCCAGCTCAACGCCTCTTCGAAAAGCGGCGGATAGCGCGCCGGGTCGTCGAACTGCCGCACGAATTCCAGCTTCGCCGGAGACTGATCGCAAAAGATCAGTCCTTCGGTCGCATGATAGTCGACGTCATCGCCGTCACCTGGCAAAAGCACGGCCGGCACGATGCGCAGCGGCTTCAGACAATTTTGCGGCCGCGCATAGGCATGGCGCCAGCGCTCAGGCCGCGGATTGGCAACCTCCGCCAGATCGACCATGGTCTTGGCAAATTCCCATTCATAGGATTGCAGCAACCGGTCGCGCGTCAGCGCATAGTGAAGCTTGCAGGTGCGCGCCTCGGTCGAGGGCTCGTCTATGTCGGAAATGGTCTTCTTGCCAATATTGGACAGCGCAATGTTGCAGATGCTGGTAACGGATGACATTCGCTTCTCCAAAATAGAAAACCCGGCTCTGGATTGAGCCGGGTTCAGCGTCATAGGTTCGATGGACAGGGATCACCCCTGGCTCACCTTGTCCTCAAGTGCGGCGATAATCTCCGCTTTGGTCGAAGGCGTCGCCTCGCCGAGAATCTTGCGCGCCGCCGCCTTGAAGGTCATGAACTCGACGCCCGGATCGCTCGCCATCTTCACCACATCCGCCGCGGTCTTCTCGGCAGAAGCAACGGGCGCGTTGCGCATCAACCGCTCGATCTCGGCATTCTTTTCGGCAATCTCGGCGCGCAGAGCCTCGATCTCGACATTGTCGACACGAGACGTCTCGGTGCCATGGCGCTGTGCTTCCGCCCGTTTGCGCGCCGCCGCCTGACGCGCCAGCGCTTCTTCCGGCGAAATCTCGCTCATCCAGAAGGCGGAGAAATGGTTTTCGGTCGCAATCTCGAAAACCTCGCCCTCTTCGCGAAAATGCCCGTAGACACCGGCTCGGGTCGCCATCACGGTCTTAGTCATAATTATTGTCCTCCGAGGCGGCCACCACACCGGCGGTGATCCTGCCCGCCGTCAGCGGACCGGTGGCGACCGTGTAGGCAAGACGGGCAAAGCGCTCGTCGGCACCGCGCGGAAAGAACTCCAGCGGAAACACATAGCCGGCCACAAGGGCCGCCTTGGGGATCGCGCCGGAGGTCCAGGCCACGCGCGGCGAGGAGAACGCCTCATTGTCGTCGGTCTGCAGATCGACGGTCAGCGTCGCCGCTCCGGCGGCAAGCGCCGTTTCCACCATCTGCAGGCGAAGATCGACCTTCTTGCCGCGGCCAAGATCCTTGCGGATCGCGGCAGCTGCACCCACGGGTTTGCCCGATGCGCCGAAGTCGATGACATTGGTGGATACGGTCGAGGCGGTGATCGCCTGCGCATCCGAGAAGAGATTCTGTGCGTCAAAAATCATGGAGTGTCACCTGTTCCAGACCGTCCTCAGACGATCTGCCCTTCTGTTTCGAGAATATTGTCGTCGCGGCGGATCGGATGCCCAAGGAAGGAGACGATCGGCTTGCCCTGGCTCTGGTCGAGCGTCAGGTTCACATTGGTGCGGTTCATTGCCTGCTTGTGCAGGAAGGTCTGCACCGTCTTGCTGGCATAGATCACCGTCTTGCCGTTCGGCTGGTTCGGGTTCTGCAGCGCGTAATAGCCGTCGATCATCAGGTTGATGAGATCGGCACCGCCGGCCGTGGGGTTGGCGCGCAGATCGGAAATATCGATATTGGCAATACGCGCCACACCGCGCCAGTCGCGCACCGAAAGGCCGATATCCTGCTGGAATTTCTCGCGGTACACATCGTAGAGAGAGCCGTCGGGCAGTTCCTTGGTGGTCTTGCCCTTGTCCTCGCGCTGCAGACCGGCCTTCGATCCCTCGGGATAAAGCAGGTGCACGGAATCCTCACCCCAGGTCACGAACCAGATGGAGGTGTTGTCCGAGCCCGTGCCGCCCGCATCGACGATCTGGCGGCCATTGGCGGCGGATTTGGAATTGAAGCGGGCATGCAGGCCGGTAAAGCGCTCTGGGTTCACGTCGATATCACCGTAATAGACGGTGGAGCCCAGCATGTTCGCCATGCCCGCAATATGGGCCTTGGCTTCATTGAGACGAAAGCGCGCCGGATTCTTGGCGATTTCGACCAGCTTGGCGTCGACTTCGGACCAGTCTTCCAGCATGCCGGTCGCGTCCTTCACCTGCGCCGTCGTGCCCTTGGTCGGCAGAACGCCCTTGTAGAGCTTGCGCCAGGTGGGAACGGGAAGGCCGGTGCGCACCGTCGTCAGATGCGACGAGCCCATGTTGCATTCGAAGATCGGCGCGTCTTCATACATCGCGTTGAACTGCACCAGCATGTCGATGATGGTGGAAATGTCGTCGCCCCAGCCCTGCTTCTTCAGGTCGGAAAGGGTGGGATACATATTGCCGATAGTGGCCATGTGTTAACCTCGTGTCGTTGATGTTGTCGCTCCGTACATCGCCTGTTCGGGCGAGGTCGGAGGGGCTGCTGCGGTTTCCGACGATGCGGGCTTGTCATCACTGAGAGCGTTGCCGACACGGGCCAATAGCCGGAAAAGTCCGGGATGGTTACCAATCCCGATTTCGACGAGATCGCGGCGGAGAGCATCGTCTCCGAACGTCGCGATCACACGGTTTGCGTTGTTGAGGCTGGTCGAAAGGTTGTCGCCGCCAAAGTCTCGGTCGGCGCGGATTTCCTGCTGCCAGTCGGAGGTAATCTTCTGGTGGCGCTCGCTCAGCGCGTCATATTCAAGCTTGCGCTGCTCGGCGATCACGCCGGCCAGACGGCTCGCCTGGCCATTCGTCAGGCCAAGCTCCTTCATCACCGGAGAAGCGCGGTCCAAGAGCGCCCGGTCGAGTTCGATGCCGCCATCGAGCTTGATGTCGTATTGACCATTTTCGGGCACCAGATCGGCGGCATCGCCCGGCTCGGGAGACAGGTTGCCACCCTCCCCTTCGCCGCCCTCTCGCCCTGCCCCCTTCTGGCCGGCGACAAGCGGCTCGGCCGCACCATTCAGAAGCGGCGCATCGTCATTGGCGTTGGCATTGTCATTGCCGCCATGAGCCGGGGCAGCGCCCCAATCGGTATGGCCTTCCGGCGCAAAGGTGGCGCTATTCATCCACTGTCTCAGCATGCTCTTCCCTCTTGCGCTTTTCCGCGCGTCTGTGGGCCTCGATCATCATCTCGGCATAGGCGGTGGGTTTGATCTGGTTCAGCTGGTCGATGATGGTGACGCCGATGATCCGGCGACCGATGTGAATGCCGGTCTCGCCATTCACCACATGCGGTGCGCCATAGACGTTGCACTGGCAAAGCACCCACCAGAGAAATTCGCGCGCACGCGGCTCGGCAAGCACGAACTCGGTTGCGAGATCGAGCGCCTGTTCCTGCATTGCTTTGGCTGTCATCCGGCAATTCCAAGCTTGCGCAGCAGTTCCACCGGCCCGCCATTATCGTCGGTGGCGGAAAGCGCCTGTGCCGCCTGCGCACCATCGCGCAATGCAGGCGCCAGCTTGGCGGCGGCTTCCGTCGCCTGCGCCGCCTGTTGCTGTTGCACCCGCTCGTCGCGGATCGCCTTCACCTTGTCGTCGGAGCGCACGATGGTGGAAACAACACCGATCGCATCGCCATATTCGTCGATCGCCTGGTCGACATCGAGCTTGTCCACCGCGTCAGGTCGCGCACCGGCAAGATTGCCGACGAAACTCACCATGCGCTCGATAGAGCCGGTCGAAACCGCAAGCTGCGCCTGGTAGAGCGTCGAGATATTGTCGACATTCAGCTCCTCGCCCTGCAGATCCTGCGGCGCGTCCGGCAGCTCGTCGTCGTCGTCCAGCTGGTAGAACACCCAATCGGCCAAGGGCTGGATAAGCTCGTGATGCTGTCGCTCCACCGTCGGTCCCAGCTGCTGAAGCTGCTCTTCCTTGCGCTGCGTCAGCTCGAACTGGTTGCGCGGCTGAACCCCTTCCATCGTGCTGATCGCCATGAAGAGATCGGCGTAAAAGGCCCGGTCCACCCGGCGCTTCGCCTCGTCGATATCGGCGGCCAGATCGCCCAGCGGCACATTCACCTCGAAGGCACGGCGATAGGCGGCCGTGCCAACACTCTGCTCGTCGACGAAAGTCACGGTACCAGGCAGCGAGGAATTGCGCTTGTTGCGAAGCGAGGTCGGCGCCACCAGTGGTGGGCGCACCTGATGCTCTATGCCCATGCCCTTCCAGCGCTGTTCGGTCTGCAGCATCTTCACATCCGGCAGCGCATCCATGCCGGGGCATGTGGCGGCATAGACATCTTCACCCACCACATCCCAGCGCGGCGCAATCAGCGGATTGCGGTCGAAACCGCTCACCTCCAGCATCTTGTCGCGGTCCTGGCCCGCTTCCCAATAATTGGACATGAAGGGCTTGTTGGCCTTCGTCGGGCGGGCGGGATCGCGGGCGGAACGCGGCTCGATGGCGTTGAACACCTCCACCACCTCGTCGTAATTGCCCCGGTCCCACAGGTTCTTGATGGTGGAGGACACGTTCGACCAGTCCATATCGCGGGAATTGGGCTTTGCCACCCAGCGCCCGACGATCTGCTCCACCGTCATCCACACGCGCCGATAACAGGTATCGACCCGCATGCCATACTGGCTCTGCGCCAGCCAATATTGCCCGACCGGCGGCAAGATGCCGTGCAGGCGGCGCCCGGCGCGCGTCAGGATCAGGCAGAACTGCCCGAACAGAAGCTCGTCGCCATAACCGGAATGAAGACAATTATATATATTCGAGACGGCCAGCCGCTCGCGCGCCCGGCGTGTCGCTTCATAAAGGTAGTCTTTGACAGGCCCGAACTCGCGCAGGTCCTTGTCGGTAATGCTGTAGCGCATCCAGGGTCGCGTGGGAGACGTCAGCCCAGCCTGCATGCCCGATTGCGCCACGCGATGGGCAAGCTTCGGCGAATTGTCGATGATCTTCTTGTTGCCGTTGATCCCCTTCGGGTCACGGGCATCCCCCTTGCGGTAGCGGCCGGGGACGATGAAATCGTTCAGCTCCTGCCACTGCGCCTCATAGGGGTTGCGCTCCTTCTGCAGCGCCTTCAGGCGCCGCTCATGCCGTTCGCGGATCGTATCGGCCATATCAGCCTCCCAAAAGGTTTTTCTTGCCGCTCGTATCCAGCGCGCCGACGCCCTGAACCCCGGTCAACATCGTGGACGTCGCCGCCCGCAACCGATCCCGCGTGCGGCGCCCGGCCCCATTCACCGTCTGACTGTCCGGCTCGCGCTGCGCCGCATACTCGATCGGCAACTTCGGATCCTCCGGCTTCGCCACCTTGGGAGACTTGAAAACACACATCGCAAAACCTCGAATTGAAGACAGACAGAGCCAGCCCCGCAGTGCGGGTCGTTCGGCTTAAATTTCATGGAAACAAACGCTTAGGGCAGAGCACCCACCCTGCGTCATCCTCGGGCTTGACCCGAGGCCCCATCGGCATCGCAACAGATGCAACGTTCAGGATTGCAGAGAACTACTCCCAACGACCCTCATCCCTGTGCTCGTCACAGGGATCCAGTCAGACCAAGTCCTTGGTCTGGAAAAGCTCTCTCGCCACGCGGACGCGCGGCGGCTATCTTCCTGTGACATCCTCGGACTTGATCCGGGGAACAGGAATGAGGGAGGGAAGGACCTTCGCCAAAATAAGGCAAGCAGACGACATCACAGAAACGACGCAACACACCCGCGCATCACAATAAGCACACCCCTCACCCAAACGGATTATACCCATCCCCACGATCACCATACCCGGTCTCCCGGCTATGATTATACCGCTCATCCCCCCGCCCCTTAGGCACGACAGGCCGGGCGAAGGTCAGCCCCAGCGCATCCGCACGGTTGGGAGAAGGAAGCCCCCGCGCCTTCATGTCTTCCTTGCTCTCGATCTGCAGCTTGCCATCCACGCGGGCCACAAGCTCAGGGCCGATCAGGTCGTGATAGAGAATGTCGTCCCGCGCATCGAGCGCACCGCCCTGTTTCAGCCAGTCGCGCATGCCCTTCCACATTTCGGCACGCTTGTTGAGACAGCCGCGATCGATGCTCTTTTCGGCAAAGCTGACGAGCTGCCATGTGCGCCCCAGCGTCACGCCGGCGGAATAGATGCCGGTACCATGACCAAGATCGATGAACACCGCATCGGCCTGCAACTCATCCTCGAAGCGCGCCACATGGTTTGCCACCAGAATGTCGTTGTCGTTCTTCGGCATGGTCATCAAAAGCCGGGCATAAAGCCCCTGGCGCAGATAGATCACCAGCTCGTCGTCGCCGGTCCAGGCCGGGTCGACACCGATGATCTTCGGCGCGAAATCATATTGCTCCTTGCGCAGATGCACCTTCTGGGCAGCGTCCACATCCTCGGTGGAGATGAACTGCTTTGCCGATGTCGATGGAAACATGCCACGCACTCGCACTTTGACGAAATCGCTGTCCTCGCCGTAGTCGCTGACCCATTCGGCAAGTTTCTTCTTGTTGGTGCCGGGCACCGTGCGGCTGTCGATCTGCCGCCTGATCCAGCGCCGGCGATGACGGCGGAAACACTCGCGAAACCGCCCGGTATTCTGCGTCGGATTGCCGAACACGATCCAGATGATGATGGTGTTTTCGTCGGTCAGCGCGCCTTCGGCCACTTCCCAAACACTGTCGGTAATCTTCGACGCCTCATCGAACATTAGAACGATAATCCGGTCCTTGTTGTGCAGACCGGCAAAAGCCTCGGTATTGTTGGCAGACCAGGCAACGAAATCCAGCCGCCACAGATCCGCATTGCCACGATCGCGCGACTTGATCGACATGGCCTGCGTCTCGAACCAGTGGCTGGTGATCGAAGAGCGGAACCACTTGCCCACTTCCGGCGATGTCTTGGTGCGCAGCTGCGTCTCGGTATTGGCCGTCACGACGATCTTGCAATCGGCAAAACAGGACATGGCCCAATTGGCCATCATCCCCATCTGCGCCGATTTGCCGATCCCGTGGCCGCTCGCCACCGCAATCTGCAAAGGCTGGTAGCGGTTCTCGCTGTTCAGATGCTGACGGATCTCATCATTGATATCCGCCTGCCAGTCCCGCGGCCCCGCGATACCGTCGAGCTCGCCCTGCCCCCAATCCCAGGCAAACCGCGCCCACGCCTGCGGATCATACTGAAACCGCGCCGCCGCCTCGATAATCTCCGCATCGAGATCGGCATCCACACGGCCCTTGCTCGCCTGCTTGGCATTGCCCATGAACGATCTCCCGGCAAAGCCTGCAATGTCTGGAATTGAATGTCATAATCGGCGCGCACTTACCCGATTGAAGCGGGTCGCAATCTTTCCGATCACACGGCGCGAATAATCCGAGACAGCATCGCCTAGATTCAAAAAAGGCAAAGCGTCCTTTGTGCATCCAATAGGACGCCCGGCGGTTTAGCTGGATAAACAGTCATTCAGCCGGACACTCTGTCACTTATCACTTCCGCACGACGTTGCGATGAGGTCAAACCTCTCCTCCTCCGTCATCCTCGGGCTCGACCCGAGGATCCACGAGCCGTACTCTTAAGCGCGTGAAGAGATGGATCCTCGCCTCAAGGGCGAGGATCACTCCGAGAGGTTTTCCGCCTTCGACCAAAGGGCTGTTCTCAACTGTCGTTCCAAGACCATATCCAAGGTCACGAGGCCAGAAAGTCAAAAAGCGTCGTGCAACGGAGCCACAGACAAAGCATCTCGACCCAGACGCCGCCCGCCAACATTCCAACCGACCGGCGCCGTCAACCGCGACAACAAAACCCGTCAGTCCGAAACCCGCGCCTTGGCCCGCGCCAACCTTTCCGCCAGCGATCCGCTGACCTCGACCTCGACTTTCTCACGAAAGGCCTGCACATCGATATGCTTGCCGATCAGTTCCAGCCGCTTGATCCGGTCGCTAAGCTTCACCTGAGACACCCGCCCGATCGCCTCGCGGCTCTCGCCGCGCCCTTCGAACAATTCCTTGACCTCAACCGCCGCCACCAGCCCCTGCCGCCAGATCAACGGCCACTGATCGACGGGCTTCAGCCCGCCATTCTCATCATAAAGATCGGCAATATCCGCCAGCGCCTCTTCGGCCAGCCGCGAAAGCAACCAATCCGCATGGATTTGCGTGCGCTTCGAACGCTGTTCTTTTGCCGTGTCGATCGCGTCTCTGACCGCCGTATTCCGCATAAGCTTCCACGCTATCTGGACGGGGTACGAACGGCTGTACCCTGCCCGCATCGCAGCCTGGGGAGCGTTGAGATCGACCAGATATTCCTCAACGAAGGCCTGTTGCCTCGCGCTTAGGGGACGTGGTGATGTCATGGAAGGTCTCTCAGAGTGGGGGGTCGCATCGCTGCGTATCGAAGCGTGAATATTGAGGCTGCGATGACTGACGCAGTCGCGGACAGCAGTAAGGCCGGATCAACGGGTTGATGGAAATTAAGTGCGGGAGCACGAAGAACGCCGGTACAAAAACTGCGTATCGATGGCATTAGCCCAGAAACGCAAAAAGCGACCCGAAGGCCGCTTCCAAATACAATTCTTCGAATATGAAGACATGTCACTTATCGCTGTTTCGGGAAGAAAAGTCAAACGCTAAAATCCTCAAAACTCAAAAATCGTCTAAAGCCCTGAAACATATATTTTAAAATCCACTGATCCAAAGGACGATTTGTATATAGAATCCGCTTTGACGGCTGGTGCGACATTCATCGTCAGTAGCGACTGACATTTCGAGCATCCCGCCGTCCAGGCGTTCGGCATATCGATGATCAGAGCCGGAGATTTCGTGGCGGAATTGACGAGAAGAAGACAATCAACATGAGCACCTATCCTCTCAGATTTTGACCTTTGCTATTGCTGCCTCTGCTAGCGGTAGCAAAGGTCAAAAGCAGACCATTAGTCACGAACGATCTGCAAAAGCGGCTCAAAACTGTAGAGCGCTGGCCGTCGACCGGCAGCAGGCTCAAGAGTCCGTATCAGCCCGCGTTCGGACAAGATGCGCGTGAACCGGTGAGCGGAGGGTCCAGGAATTCCGGATTTTTTGGTAAAAACGTTATTCCTGAAAACCGGACGCGAAAAAAGGAAGTCCAGAGCCGCTGTGCTCCACTGCGATGTCAGGAGTTGCGGAAACTCTTTTTTCAGCTCTTCGTAAAGGTCGCGAATCCGTTCGGCTGTTGCCAGGTTTTTTTGCGCCTGGGATTCCAGGGCTTCAAGAAAGAAAATGATCCACTCGGTCCAAGCCCCCGACTTGGACACGTCACGCATAAGATCGATATATTCATCGCGGCGATCTTCAAAATAGCTACTGATATAGAAGTGCGGCGCGGAGATCGCTCCGGCTTTCCAAAGCATGAGGGTGATCAACATCCGCCCAATTCTGCCATTGCCGTCCTTGAATGGATGCAGGGCTTCGAACTCTAGATGAGCGACTGCTGTCTTGATGAGAATCTGCCAGTCATCCGAATCGATGAAAGCGAAAAGACGATCCATCCCGTCTTGAAGTTGTTCGGGTCGCATTGGCACGAAATGGACCTTACGGCGCATTCGATCTGCCAGATAATTTTGCTCCGTCTTATACTCGCCTGGGGATAGATGTGCACCGCGACCGAAACCAAGGAGAACGCGATGCGCGCTTTTTACGAGAAAGCCGGACAGTGGCGCTCCCTGCTCCATACTACGTTGAGCGGCAGACAGCGCGCGAGTGTACAAAAAGACCTCGATCGCTTCATTACGATAGTGGCCACCCGTTTCGTCGCCACTTTCCTCCTGATCGGCTTCATATCGCAACACTTCGTCGAGCGTACTGACCGTGCCTTCCATACGTGAAGACACAACGGCTTCTTGATTTCTCAAGGGCGCCAGCAGAATCTCGCTATTATGCATGCTCTTGAGCATTTGATCATAGCGCGCCAGAGCAGCCGATGCGGATGCCACCGGCGTAATGAGTCTGCCAGCATCGATGTACCGCGGTGGGAACTGATCATAGTGATATTCGACCGCTTCAGAGAGGTCCAAGCCTGGGCGCAGCGCCATTGTGATGTCCGAGTTTCAGGATTTTTGACGTATGAGCTACGATGTCATGCCTGATCACGGAGCCGTTGTCTATCAAGAATGGTTATTTTTGATAGACAACGCGGTTTGATGTGCATCTGTATCACTCAAACCCATTTGATTTTCAAAATACCTGATTATTGATAGTCAAATCCTTTTGCGTAGCACGCATGCGAGACAAACAGGTTTGTCTTTCAAAAAGCGGCAATTTTGAAAATCAACCTCTTCCATGCACCGCATCGTTGTTCATCAGGCGTGGGAAGCCACTTGAAGCTCTGTAAAGGCTTCTCGGATAGCCCGTAAAATTGGCGTGGCGAGGGCGGCGCGAACGCCGCCGCCTTCAAGGGTTTCACCCCAATCACACCCCAAAAAACCGCGCCAGCACATTGCACACCACGCGCAGATCTCCCAGCATATGGTGCTGCCGCTCGCCCTTGATCACGCAGAAATCCAGCGCTGCCCAAAGGTTCTGGCGAAGCTCGTTCTGTGCGGTCTGGATGGTCTTGCGGCATCCGTCATAGCGGGCAATCACCGCCTTGCACCATTTCTCGTAATCCTCGCTGATCGTCTGGGAGGGCGTGCCGCGCTCGCTTTTGTCGCGCTCGCCGTCCGGCGCCTTGATCGCCATCATGTAGGATTGGCGCAATTCCAGAAACCGCACCGCGCCCTCATACTGGTCGTCGCTCAGACCATCGCGTTTGCCGAGCATGTTCAGCGTGCCAATATAGGTTGCTGCCCTCGGGTCCCGTGCCTCTTCGACCGTCACGCCCATCCGGCTTGCCCGCGCTTTCAGCGCCACGCTGTCTGCGGGCGCATGGGCACGGCCGGATCTTGAGATACGACCATTCGGCTCGCGCGCCACATTGATCACCTTGCGCCGTCCGCGCTTCTGCTTCAGTTTTTCGGCCTTGCTGGTCATGATGCTGGTCCTTTTCCGTTGTTAATTACGCGCCAGGATGCGCTTGATGTCGTCCATGCAGGCCGATGCACCGCGGCCTTGCTGATACTGGTCGAGAATGCGGTGGATCGCCGTTTCCCGCTTCTTGCGTTGCGATGCCGCCGCCTTTGCCTGGTGGATCGCTTGTGGAATTGTGCCTGTCACGCCCCGCCCTCCAAAGCCTGTGCCTTCGCCTTGCGGTAGAGATGCAGAATGGAGGTGTGGTCGCGGCGCATGAAGCGGGCGATCTGAGGGTAGGTCTTGCCCAGCGCATCGCGAAAATGCACCACCATCTCCATCCGGATCCTGACCAGCCAGCGTGCCCGCACATCGCTGCGCACCAGATGCAGCGTGGCGTCTGGGTATTTCTGAAGAAGGTGACGCGCCGCATCCGCCATGCTGTCACGCGCGCGGTATTCCAGCGGGCTGACAAGCCGCATGAAGCCGTCCACGCGGTTGGTCTGGATCAGGGTGAAATTCAGCTGTGTCTGAGGATAGAGGCTCATCGTCTGTCGTCCTTGCCGATGCGGGTCTTTGAAATCTTCGAAGGGTGCTGCGGCGTCTTCTTCATCGCATCCAGTGTCGCCTGCACCTGCGGGTCGAGAGAGCCATGCAGGAACCCGACCCTCGCCGGCGCCCCTGCGCGCGCCTCCGCCACAATCGCCCTCACCCGCGCCTTCACAGCAGGGTCAGCCCGCTCGATGGCAATCATCGCCCGCCGTTTCTCATCCGCAGCACGGTCGAACAGCCGCGAGGCTTCGATGCGCAGCGCATAGCGTTCGGCGTGAAAAGGGGCGATGATGGCTCTGGCCTGCTTGCCGAACTCGGCGCAGGTCGGCACGAACTGGCCGGTATGGTTGGCAACGCGCCCGGCGATAAAATCATTGGCCGCCTCGCACACCGCCCATTCCGGCAGATCGGCGCAGACCCCGCGAAACTCCCGGCCAAACGCCGCCACATCCACGCCCGGCTGCGGGCGAAACTGGCCGATCAGCCGAAGCGCCGTATCGCGAATGGTCTCCGGCGCGGCAGGCGCAAGCAGCCGGTCGATCTCCTGCACCCGCAGGGCAATCTGCCGTGCACGCTCACGGTACCGCTCCGGCAGCCGGTCGAACTGATCCTTGGCAATGAGGTCAAACATCCTGAAACGCCTCCATCAACAAATCGCGGGATGATTTTTTCGGCGCGCGAGCGCTCTTGGAAAAATCGCCAGATTTTTCTTCTATGGGTGTGACTCTGGAAGCAGAGCCTTCGCTGTGCTTTGGCAATGCCTTCGCATCGCTGTTTTTCTCAGCCTTCCAGCGGGTTACGGCGCTATCTCTGGCTTTCGCCTTGCGCTCCATGGCCTTTTCACGCTCGATCCGCAGCCGCTTCTGCACCCATTTCTTCCGCCGCTTGTCGAGCTTCCAGAACGCCATCACCACCGGCTTCATCGCCCGCCATCTGGCCGGCGAAACCTTGGCCTGCAGCGCAAGAAGTTCATCATCATCGGCCAGCGAACAATCGGGGGAACGCCACGCCTGGAAGAGCAGCAGCAGATAGGCGCCATGCTGCTCGGTGGTCAGATGCACCGTGTCGGCCAGATAGGCATCGGTCCAGAACGGCATGAAAGGCAGGTTAGCCATTGGCATTCTCCGCGCGCATCGGCGGCGTGCCCCAGGCATCCTTGGCCGGGTGATACTTGATCACCGCCACATTCGCAGCCCGGCTTTCTTCGCGAAGCCGCGCGAGCTCGTTGTAAACATCCGCTTCCGTGCGACCCAGAATGTAGGCGATCTCGGCCGTGTCATAGCCGGAGCGAAAAAGTGTCAGTGCCTTGCTCATGCGTGTTCCCGCTTCCTCGCCATCAGGCGGCAAAGTTCGCCTGTCGTCTGAACCGCAGGCGCAGACGTGAGGCGTGGTATTGGCAATGGTGATATCGGCCGCACCTTCAGGGTACGGCTGAGAGTTTTCGGGCCGAAAGGCCGGCGCTCCGCGCTCGATTTTTCCCGACAAGCGCCTCGAACCGTCTTCTCGAGACGGCAAAGGCTTCAAGGATTGGAGGGTTGGGCTGACGGCCCGGGAGGACAAGCCGTCAGCCCGTTTTTGATCGCCAGGGAGGAGACGCGATCAAAACCTTCGATCCAGCGGCAGAACCGCCGAAATCTCGAACTCAGTCATGGGGCAAACACTGCAGCCATCAGGCCGCCAGTCGCTCGCCATTGATGCGGTTGACCTCGCAAAGAAGCTCGGCCTCGAAAGCCTCGAAATCGAGGCTCACATCCTCATCATCATCGGTTACCACGGGCTGCATGTTGCTGTTGCATTGGGTCATAGCCGCGCCGCCTCCTCGATGGTCAGCAACTCGCAAACCGGGCGGGCAAAGGTCACGGTGATCTTGACCAGCGTATTCCAATCCGGCCCGCGCTCGATCAGGTCGTGCAGTTCGTCCAGTTCCTCGATCGCGTGTTCGACATCGACGATACCGGCCTGGCTTCGATATTCGGCAACCGCCTTCCAGCGCGCCACGCCGAAGCCCGGTCTGTCCAGAACATCAGTCATCATTCTTTCCTTCCCGGATTTCGACCGGCGTCACCGTTCCGCACCTGTCGCAGAACCGCTCGATCTGGTGTTCGATAGAAAGCGGGCGCCGGCATTCGCAGCAGCCGATATAGCTTGTCTGAAACGCGGCGCGGCGCGCCTGCGCGGATGCTTCGATACGGACAGAACTCATGCGCGCCGATCCTCCTTGAAGGTCAAAGCCCGTCTTTGCCCCGCCCCGATGCCGGGAGCGGCCAGCGCGGCGAAGGACGCGTCGGTCCTCCGCTTCGCTGCCTGCCGCTCGCCAAGGACATCGGGGCGCAGGTCCAGACGAGGGACAAACCCATCCCTCGCCATTCGCAAGACAGACACCGTCTCAACCGCAACAGCCCCTCTGGCGCAGACCTCTCGGGCCGCCACCCGTAACCGGCAAACGAACGGCTTGAAGCCGCTCCCTGCCGAGGCGGGTCCGACCCGGAAGCCATCGGCCTCAGCGCCCGGTGCGATATGATGACGAAATCTGTTCATACAAGGAAACTAGTAAAAATTGGGACATCCGTCAACTAGTTTCCTTGTGTGCGTTTCCACAAGTGTTCTGGTAGAAACTAAGCCATGGGAATTATTGGCGAAAATCTGAAATCGATCAGGAAGATCAAAAATCTTTCGCAGGCGAAAGTT